AAAACTAACCCTGAAGACGTAGATACGAAAGCTTCAGACCACGCATATGATGCATTACGTTATATGATAATGAGTAGACCAAGAATGGAAAGCCCATTAGAACGTATAAGAGGTTTAAAACGTGAGATGTATAGACCAGTAGACTCAACCTTTGGTTATTAAAATATATGGCAGAAGATAGAAATACATTTTTAAACGCTGATAGTATCTACGAAGAAGTTGAAGGAGAGTCTGGAGTAACACTTACTCTTGAAGAAGACCAACAAAGAAATCTTATTGGTATTATTAAAGGTCGTTATGCTCAAGCTGAAGAAGCTAGACAAACTGACGAGACTCGTTGGTTAAAAGCATATGAGAACTATAGAGGTCTTTATGCTAAAAGTGTTAAGTTTAGAGAATCTGAAAAGTCTAGAGTCTTTGTAAAAGTTACTAAGACTAAAGTACTTGCAGCCTTTGGACAACTTGTAGATGTTATATTTGGTACAGGTAAATTTCCAATAGGAATTGCTGAAACTAAAATAGCAGAAGGTGAAACAAACTTTGCACATCTTGATACAGCTAATCCTACACCCGGTTTAGAAACTACAGAAGCTGAAATACCTGATGATATAGGTAACAGAATAGATAGTCCTTATGATGTTGGTTACGAAGGTGACGGTAGAACTTTAAAACCCGGTGCAACTTTCTATAATGGAATGTTTGAAGATAGTCTTGAAGACCAAGCTGAAGAAGCTGGTATTCTTACAGACGGTACAAGTCCTGACCCACAGGCAATAGAAGTATCTCCTGCACAAAGAGCTGCAAGAAGAATGGAGAAACTTATCCATGACCAGATTGAAGAATCAAATGGAAACTCAGAATTAAGAAATGCTCTTTTAGAATCTGCTCTACTTGGTACAGGGATTGTAAAAGGACCATTTAACTTTAACAAGAAACTTCACAAGTGGGACAAAGATGAAGAGGGTAACAGAACCTATAACCCTTTAGAAGTTAGAGTACCTAGAATTGAGTTTGTTAGTTGTTGGGATTTCTATCCAGACCCTAACGCTACTAACATGGAAGAATGTGAATACATTATCCATAGACATAAAATGAACAGAAGTCAATTAAGGCAGTTAAGAAATATGCCTTACTTTAATGACGATGCAATACGTAGTGCAATACAGATGGGTGCTAACTACGTAGAAAAAGATTTTGAAAGCCAGTTAAAAGACGATGCTAGAAGTGATGAAGATATAAGTAGCAGTTTTGAAGTCTTAGAATACTGGGGAATGATGGATGCAGAATATGCAAGAGAAGTAGGAATCGACTTACCCGACAGTGTTGATGACTTAGATGAAGTACAAGTAAACATATGGACATGTGGTACTTACTTGTTAAGGGCTGTACTAAATCCATTTACTCCATATAGAATACCATACAATGCTTTCCCATACGAAAGAAACCCATACAACTTCTTTGGTATTGGTGTAGCAGAGAATATGGATGATTCACAACAGATTATGAACGGTCATGCAAGAATGGCTATAGATAACTTAGCAATGTCTGGTTCTCTAGTGTTTGATGTAGATGAGTCTGCTTTAGTTGGTGGACAGTCAATGGAAATATATCCGGGTAAAGTCTTTAGAAGACAAGCTGGAATGCCGGGACAAGCTATACACGGTTTAAAGTTTCCTAATACATCACAAGAAAACTTAATGATGTTTGACAAGTTTAGACAACTTGCAGATGAACAAACAGGTATACCTAGTTATTCACACGGACAAACAGGTGTTCAAAGTATGACAAGGACTGCTTCTGGTATGTCTATGTTACTTGGAGCATCAAGTTTAAATATTAAAACAGTTATCAAAAATCTTGATGACTTTTTATTAAAGCCACTAGGGGAGTCTTACTTCCAGTGGAACATGCAATTCCTAGAAGATGAGTTGGATGTTAAAGGTGATTTAGAAGTTAAAGCTACTGGAACAAATAGCTTGATGCAAAAAGAAGTTAGAAGTCAAAGACTTACTATGTTCTTACAAACTGCACAAAGTCCTGCTATTGCTCCGTTTGTTAAGATTTCTAAACTCGTTAGTGAACTTGCCTACAGCTTAGACTTAGACCCTGATGAAATACTCAACGACCCTGAAGAAGCAGCTATCATGGCACAAATAATAGGAATGCAGAATGCTGGACAAACAAATGGCGAGGAAGCTCAACCCGGTGGTGAACAGCCCCCAATGGGAGGACCTCAAGGAGTACCTCAACAACCTCAAGAACTTGGAGCTACAGGCACTGGCGGTGGCAACATCGGAACAGGAAATGTACCGGTTGCAGGGGAGAGTGAGTTCTCTGGTCAGGTTGGAGCAACTGGACAAGCAGGTTAAAGAAGCAATTAATAGGAAGGAAGAAATATAATGTTAGAAAAACCAGATTACTTAGATTTAGATAAAGACGGTAATAAAACTGAACCAATGAAAAAGGCTGCAGAAGATAGAGAGCCTAAGTACATGGGTGGAATATATAGAAAGAAAAAAGCTGAAGGTGGGTCAATGGATGACCAAATGTTAATGATTATGACACCACCAATAGAATCTGAAATGGAATCTGATGATGACATGGAAGATGGATACACAAAATTTATAATGGAAGAAGCATTAAGCGAAGAAGAAGAAGATATGCTAACTTCCAAACTAGAACAAGACGAGGAACTATCTATGTTATTTGATAAGATAATAGATGTTGCTCAAGAATTTGCTGGGTCTGGTCCTGTTAATGGACCGGGTTCAGGAGTCTCTGACAGTATACCTGCAAGGTTGTCTGACGGAGAATTTGTCTTTACTGCAAAAGCTGTAGAAGAAATCGGAGAAGACAGTTTAATGTCTATGATGAAAGAAGCTGAAGCTGCTGCAGATGAAAGACAAGGTTTAGCAATGGGTGGTGCTACTGATAAAGTAGACAAGCCAGTAGGAGCAGGTATACTAAGTCAATCGGGAATACAGCAGGAAAGTCCTGTCGAAGATGAGTTAGCTAAACGTGCAAGTAGTGGTGATAAAACATACATTCAATAATAAACCAAACTAACGATAAAGCCACCCTATTAGCGTAGGCACTTTATCATTTTAATAACCGAAAGGCTACCTTTACAAACAAGCCCTCTAGTCGACATAGAGCTACCTTGTGAAACAAGCCCTGAGTAGGAGAATAGAAAATGACTAATACAGTCCAACAGGAAGAACAAGCGAATCCTTATAACGCAAAGAAAGATTATCACGTAGAAGATAAACCTTTTACCCCTGCTAATCAATTATATTTTGAAGAGCCTTCTGAAAAGAATAAACTCTTTGATAGTGATGACATTACTGAAGTTAAGTCTACAGATAATGTTAAAACAGAAAATCTGGATACTCCTTATAAGAAACCAGATTATAAAAAAAGATATGATGATTTAAAAAAGCATTACGATAGTAAGCTTAACGAGTTTAAATCTAGAGAACAAGAGTTAATTGAAGAGGCTACTAGTAATAGAACCGAATACAAAGCTCCTAAATCTCCAGAAGAACTAGAAGAGTTTAAAAATAACTATCCTGATGTTTACGAAGTTGTAGAAACCGTTGCTCATATGCAATCGGAGACTAAAGCAAAAGTTCTAGAAGAACGCCTTAGTAAACTCCAAGAACGTGAGAATCAGTTAGTACGACAGAGTGCAGAGAAAAGATTAATGGAAAGACATCCTGATTTTGAAGATATCAGAAATAGCGATGATTTTCATGGTTGGGCAAAAGAACAGCCTAAGTCTATCCAAGACTGGATATACTCAAACGCTTCTGATGCTGACCTAGCTTCACGTGCTTTAGACTTGTTTAAAAAAGATTTTGGAATTGAACCTACTAAGACTGAGTCATTTTCTAAACAGACTAGAAAATCTGCTGCTGATATGGTCTCTACTAAAACAAAAAGTATAGAACCTAATCAACAAAAGGTTTGGTCTGAAAAGGAGATTGCTGCAATGAGTGTTGCTGAATTTGATAAATTTGAAAAAGAGATATCAGATGCAATGCAAGAAGGCAGAATCGTAAAATAACTATTATAACTAAAGGAATATATCATGGCTCAATATTTTGAACCCTCAACTGATACTAATGCAAACTTTGCAAACTCCGTTAGTGGACAAACTAATAGTTTCTTCCTACCTTCCATATACTCTAAGAAAGTTCTTAACTTTTTCAGAAAGGCAAGTGTAGTTGAAGCTATTACTAACACCGACTATGCCGGTGAGATATCTGCTTACGGAGACTCTGTAAAAATCATTGGTGAACCAGTAATCTCTGTATCTGACTATACAAGAGGTTCTGACACAACTGCAACTAAACTAACTGATGCTGAAACAACTCTTGTTGTTGATAGTGCTAAAGCTTTCAAATTCATCGTAGATGATATTGAAACTAAAATGTCACATGTCAACTTCAAAGAAGTAGCTTCATCATCTGCTGCGTATGCTCTTAAAGATGCATATGATGCTGCTGTTCTAGCAACTATGTTTGCTGGATGTTCAGCTTCATCACCTGACCATATTATTGGTTCAGACAGTGCAACTGCTGACGCAACATTAGGACACGCTACTAACTCTGTAGACCTATTAGGTTCAGACGGAACTGGTGTAGATGCAATTGACCTTATGGCAAGATTTGCTAAACTATTAGACGAACAGAATGTACCTGAAGAAGGTAGATGGTTCGTAGCTCCTCCTTCATTCTATGAAGAATTAGCTAAAGCTGACTCTAAGTTAATGTCTGTTGACTTTAACGCTGGACAAGGCTCTATCAGAAATGGCTTAGTATCAAGTGGTAAACTAAGAGGATTTGACATGTACAAATCTAACAATGTTGCTGCTACATCTAACGCTACTGGTAAATGTATGGCTGGTCACATTTCATCAACTGCTACTGCTAATACTATTCTTTCAACTGAAGTGTTGAGAGACCCATCATCATTTGGTGATATAGTAAGAGGCTTACATGTCTATGGTGCGAAAGTACTTAGAGATGACGCTTTATGTAGTGCATTCTATGTAATTGACTAATTGTCAAAACTCGGGGGGTCTTAATTGACCCTCCACTTTTTAAAGGAGATAAATATGCATTGTGGAAGTAACATGAAAAAACGTAAGAAAAAATCTGCTGGTGGAGAAGTAAGAAGTTCTTATAAAAAAGGTGGACAACCTATGTACAAGAATGGTGAATGTCCAAAAGGAAAACCTTGTTAATATGAAAGTTAAAGCACCAAAAGGACACCATTGGATGAAACAAAAAAATGGTACGTTTAAATTAATGAAACACACAGGTAAGTTTGTAAAACACAAAGGTGCAAGTTTAGAAGCAAACTTTC